TCAGCACAGCACGACGATATCGCCATCGGCTACCCGCTCAGACAGAGCGGTCAGCTTGCCGATGCCCTCCCGCAGGAACCGGCTCAGCTGTTCGAAGCACTCCTGCTGATCCCGCGTGAGGTGAAACTCCGACTCCATGGACTCCATCAAGTCCAAGCAGCACTGATTGAGGAATCCCACCTCAAGCAGCTCTGCCCGCAGCCTACGCCTCAGCACCTCATCCATACCAACATCCCTATCTACTCCGCACATCAGCTGGGGACCGTAGCAAAAAGGCGACGTTGGTCACAATTATCAAAACGCTTAGGACTGGGGGAGCGGATAGCGTTCTTTGATCGCCTTGACAGCTTCGACCCAGGCCGACAGGTCCGGCTCTGTACCGGTAGCGATGGCGTCATACTCGGCCTCCAAGCGCAGCGGGTCAGCCTCGTCCCGGTATGCCTGCCGGCGCAGCTCCTGGACCTCGGCCAGCGCGTCGCCAGGGTGGTACGTAAGATCGTCCAGGCCCACCCCGGCAGTTTCAGCGATGGCCGCCAGCGGGCCGTCCCACTCAGTGAAGAACGCCCCTTTGTAGAGAACCCGCTTCATCATGCGCTTGCTCCGTTGATTGTAAGAATGGGTGCAATATGGACGCCCGGATCGACGAGGCCACCGAACCACGCCGGACAGGCGAGCGCGATCTGAGCCCCTGCGGATGCGTAGAGATACGGGCACGCGTTGTCATAGCCGTTGTATGACTGCATCGAGAATTGCAGATGTACCCATTGATTAGCAGGAAGCACCACGCCAGGCGCAGCGGCAGCGCCATTGATCCAGAGCTTGTGGGTCGTATAGGGCGCCGACGAGATATGAGCCGAGCCGCTTTCGACCCGCAACCACATGACGACCGTCGCCCATGCGCCCGCGTTGAAAACTGTTTTGCTGCCGTTGGAGCAGCACAGATACCGCGTGACCCCATCCGCGCCGGCCGAGCCGGTAGTTGTCTGCGATCCCGCAGTCAGAACGGTGGTGAAGAACTCGACCCCGTATCGGGACACTGACGTCCATATGCGGCCCATTGCCGTGAGCAGCGCCTGGACCCGCGCATTGAGCGCCGGCCCCGCCCCGCCGTTCGTGCTGTTGTCGAACGAGAACTTTCCCCCATCTGCGAGGGTGGCGCCGTTCCAGCCATTGATGAAGGTGCTTGGAGTCCATGACGTTGTGAACATCGTATTCAGCGGATTGGCTGCGGTTCCCGCGAACCGACCCATGTCGGGCATCAGGTTCATGAACGGCAGAACGTTTAGCGCCGATTTCGCCGCCGATCCCAGCTCCGCCCAAGCGCCGCTTTCGCGGGCATATGGCTTTCCGTCGCTCGGCGCGTCGGCCATTCCGCCCACCAGCTCAGTCCAGGCGCTGCCGGAATACTCGTAGGTCTTGACCTGGCCGCTCGGCGTCGTCTCGTTGGCGACCTGGACACGCCAGCCCAGCCTGGGCGGCATGTACTCCCAAATGGGCGTGGTCGCGCCAGTCGCCCACCAGCGGGCCAAGCGGTTCTGGTTCGCCCCGGCCCCGGTGAAAATGTAAGTGTCACCCTCGGCCTGGCCGGAAGTCGGCAGCGTGGCGACGCGGCCCTTGACGACCGGCTGGCGCAAGAAGTCGTCCCAGCGCAACAGGCGCATAAGGTCGTTGTAATGCCCCTCACCGGGTGCCCCGTTGATCAGTAGGCCGGTATTAGGCCCCATGGTAAGACTCATGCGGAAACGCCTCCAAGTTCTTCGCCCAGCCGGAAACCGAGGCCGTGGCGTTCAATCGTGATGTCGTGCTGCTGCCAAGAATCGATGCCGTCGCGGGCACTGCGCAGGACAAGGCGCACGTCCTGGAGCGGACCATCCGCCATGTCCTCGGCCAACGGATAGGACCAGCTACTGGATGTGAGGCCGGCGTAGGTGCGCTTCAGCGTCGTGCCGCTGTAGACCTGGAGCGTCACCGTCGCTCCAGCTTCCGGGCCGATGTTGCCGACAGTGGTATCGATCAGCTGGTCGGCCTGTCCAATGCGGTCGCGCTTCGCCCAGCTCACCGACAGCGCCCCGTAGACTTTCGTTGGGTACGCGCTGCCGTTGATGCGGAACTGGCCGGGCGGATACGGCTTGCCCTGGCGCCCGGTCAGGGTGAGGCTGTCGGTGGCAGCCAGCGCCGGGGCCAGTTGGCCCTCGCTGGTGTTCGTCAGCAGCCGGGCCTGGAGCGTCACGCCCTGGCTGTAGACCGTCTCGTCCACCGCTTCGAACGTGTCGTAGAACCAGACCCGAGCCCCGGCCAGGTGTTTGGCCGGTACGGTATCGGCGCAGCCGCGCGCCAGGGTGACCGTGCCGCTGACATAGTTGACCGCATCGACCCGGACGATCTCGTCGTCCACCACAGCGGCCTGGCCGACAGTGACGTCCTCCAGGCGACTGGCGTTGGTCAGCGTGACGACGCTCGGGCCGGCCGCCAGCGGCAGCTCGGCGGCGAGTAATCCGGTCGGGCACCAGTCCCCGGTTCCGCGATCAACGAACGCGCCAGAGCTGCCGACGCGGTCGGTCAAGGTGTAGCTCTGCGACAGGCTGGTCGGCGCCTCGGCCAGCGCGGCCAAGTAGGACGCGCTCACGTCCAGGAGCTGGAGATTTGCCGGATCGATCACGCCGGCCAGTTCGCGATAGGGTGCCTCGATCAGGCGGCGCACAGTGACCGCCCGAGGTGTCCGGTCGGGCGGAATCCAGCCCGGTGGTGGCGGTGCCACTCCGGTAGTTGCCGGCAGATTGAACTGATCCTGAACGACGGTCAGGGTGATCTTGCCGTCGCCGAGGAAGTTGTCCTCGATCCGACCGACCCTGACGACGGTTTCGGGGATGCCGCGCCGGGTCGAACGGATGCGGAACGGCTGTCCAGGGTTCAGGCTGCGGGCGCGGCGGTCGAATATGGCCTTGTAGCGCTTTAGCCCTGCGGTCTTCAGGCGCATTTCCCGCTCACCGAAGCGCCCGGCCAGCTCGCCGGTCGGCGCACCTATGAACTCGATTTCTTCGGACGACCGGCGGCCCTGCGACGCGGCGACCGCGTTGTTGGTGATGATGACCTGGCGTTGCTCCCCGTCGATCTGATCAATGTACTTGACGATCAATTGGCTCGGCGCAAGCGATGTCGAACTGGTCTTCTCCTGGGTGATTTCCAGAAGGCCGCTGTCTTCGTCGAACAGCGGCAGGTCCGCAACGTTGTAGTCGTCACGCAGGAGCCGGATGCTGATCTGTCCGGTCTGGCGGTTCGGGTAGACTTCGCCGCCGATGTGCGATTTGACCGTCTCGCAGAAGTTCTTGAAGCTGTCCGAGCGGGTCCACTCGAAGCACAAGCCAACGCCCTCGGCATACAGCGTGTCAGCGGCCGCCCGCCAACTGGCTTCGTCCATCCGCGTGCGGGCCAGCCCCCGGAAATCCCGGCCGGTGTAGACCAGGTAGAGGATGTGGGCTGGGTTCATCGCCTTGATCTGACCGTCCGCCAGCCAGATGAACTGCTTTTCGGGATACCAGGGGTTGCCGTCCCACAGACGGTTCCCGCCTCGACGCAGAATCTCCCACTTCTTCGGATACGGGTTAACCGATGTAACCAAGCCGGAATAGAAGCAGGTGCTGATTCCCCGGAACGCCGGCACAAGGCCACCGAGCATCGCCGCCAAGCGTGGCAGGACACCTTGATCTTCGTCGCCGAACAGCACGTCCAGGGTGCCGTCGAGGCCGCCCTCGCCTTTGTCGCCGCCGAACAGCTCCGGCGCGTTGATGCGAATCTGGCCGTTGCTGGTGATCGAGCCCTTCCAGGCGGTCTTGCCGCTTGCACGTATCGCACACACCTCGTCGACCTTCTTGCCCAGGGCAAAGTGGATATCGAAGTAATACCGCCAGGCGACGATCTGCGCCTTGGGTTTAGCGCCCATGGGCAACCTCCCGACGTGCGTGTTCAACGAGCTTCAGCGCGAGCGCATCACCAGTTGCGACCAGCAGGTCAGCCTCGATGCCGTTCCGCAAGAAGGACAACCAGTCCAGGCCGTGGCGTTTGAAGAAGGCCCGCGCCCGGTCGTGGCAGTAGCCCTGTCGGGTAGTCCAAGTCGGTACGGTGTGCAGGTGCTGTACAGTCACGATCATTTCTTGCTCGCCTTGGTCTTGATGGCCTTCAGCCGACGATTGTCCACGGTGAGCACCATCCACGACTTCGACCAGCACTGGCCGAACACCACCGCTTGATCTTCCCCTTCCTCGCATAGCGGGAAGTCAGCGGCATCGAATGCTGCCGGCTTGGGCTTCTGCGGTTTCGGCGCCAGGACGCTGGACAGGATGTACGACGCCGCCAGGATGACGAGATTGATTGTGATCGGGTCCATGGCCTACCTCACCAGACTTGGTCGCCATCGAACGGCGACTTGCCTTGCAGCTTGTTGATGCCCCGGAAGTTCGGGAGGTTGTCGAACTTCGCATCGCACGTTTCAGCGAGGAAGTCGCAGCCGGGATAGACCCGCAGCTGTGCCCCGGCCGGGATACCTTGGGTACCGCCCAGGATGTAGAGGTCCGCCCCGGCGTGCCGCTCGATGTGTCGGCGGTCGTAGTTGTCGCCGTCCACCTGCCACTCGACATAGCCAGCCGTGAACCAGCCGTCGGCGTAGCCGGCGACCACACCGCTGGAAATCATCCAGTCCGACACGCTCTGCGGCGTCAGCGTCACCCGATGCGGGACCAGGTTCACCTTGCAGCGGTGATCACCCAGGACCGCCGTGCAGGTGCGGCAATAGGTGTCGATCAGACCGGGCTGATCCATAAGTTCATCTTCGGACACGCACGTTATGCGGCAGCTATCCACGGTCGGCCAGTCCACATCGCCAATCTGGCCTACCCAGGAAACCGCTGCCTCGGCGTCGCCGTAGTGCATGTCGTAGACGACCAGGTCGATGGCATCACTCGGCGATTTGACCTTGTACAGCAGCGCGACATCGAGGTCGGCCGGCGCGGTGATGACGAACTGGTCGGACTGCGGATCGCCGGAACAGATGATCCCGTTGTCGGTGATGCCGCCATGGACAGTGCGGAAAATCTGGTTCTGGTAGGTGATGTCCCGGTCGCTGCTGTTGTAGCTCCAGCGGATCGCGCCACGGCTGAACTGGTACAGCCGCACCGGCTGCCCATCCGCGAGCGAGCTTTCGCGGCTGTTAAAACTCATCGTCACGAACCCCTTTGAACGTCAGGGCGGCAGTTGCTACGCCCTCGCTATCAGTGACGTGCTCGATCTCGACCACGTCGGTGGCGGCGCTACAGAGCGCCATGAAACAAATGCGCGCCACGTCACCAGGCTCGACCAGCCGGCCCAGGGCGGCATCGATGGCCAAGCGCTCGGTGTCGGCGTCCAGCTCTGTGCTGGTGAGGATGCGGCGGTGATAGACCGTGCCGTCGTATAGCTCGATGCGGATATCGCGACGGCCCGGCCGGCCGTTGGCGAAACGGGCATAGCCGATATTGCGCACGTCCAGCGCGGTGGACAGCTGCGAGACGGTGGCGACTAGGGTCAGGTCGTCGGCGTGGGTCGGCACCCATAGCGGCTTCTGCTGGCCGCGCAGCGCATAGACCAGGCTACGGAACGCCGACCGCTCGGCTCGGCCCATACCGATCCAGCGATGGCCGATGACGGGCAGCGCCATGCCGGCGACGTCGGTCACGCGGGGAATCGCGCTGCCGTTGTCCAGGGTGGACAGCAGGCGCTGATAGCTGGAGGTGAGGTCTTCGCTTTCGTCCGGGCGCTGTTCCAGGACAGGACGCCCCCGGTACATCGTCGCCGGCATCACCTCGGGCCAACTGCTGGGTTCCATCACCAGGAACGACACCCGCGCAGACTGCGCGGTATCGGTCAGCCGGGTCAGCGTGGGCTGCTCGGTCAGCTGCGCGGTGCGTACCGGGTACAACCGGGAGCCAGTTCTCCAGGCAGCCTGGACGGGCCGGACCAGGTCCAGGCCGCTGGCGGTCACCGTCTTGACCTCGACGACCTCATAAGTAAAAGCGTCCTCACCGCGCAGCATCGCTAGACCGCCGTCGCGGAAGTCGAGGCCGGCCGTGTCGCACGGAATGCCCAGCGACCCGGCCGCCAGCGGCTGGTGGAGCAGCTGGATATCAGGCCAGATCGGCAGCGCCCAAATGCGCGCGCCCCAGCCGAACAGCGTCATGTCCAGCAGCTGCCGCTCGCGATCCACCGCGTACATGTTCGCGTCGAACTCTCGGCGCGGCGCCAGGCGCATGGCTCGGCGCTGGGTCACGGCCGATTCGCTTTGCAGGATATTTGTCGATGCGCTCAGGCGTTCGACGATGCTGTCGCCCCAGTCCGGTGCGAACGTCCAGGCGATGATGCGATTGCCAGTGATGACCAGGACCAGGTTCGGCTCGCCCTGGAGTCTCCAGACGATCCTCGCATTGACGACGGGCGGGCCGTCCGTGCCAATGCTGACGGTCCAGGTGCGTTCCTCCAGGGCGGCGAAACCCAGCGGCGGCGACGCCTGGCCAGACAGCGTGATGCCGTCTGCGGCTTCGCGGTCGATTGCGGTCAGCGTGCGCGGACTGAAATATGCGTTCCAGACTGATGCCGGTCGTATCTGGGTGCTGACGACGTTGCCCAGTTCCATTGCGGTCGGAATCAACCAGAGGCGGTTGTAGTAGTTCTCTTCCAGAGCGCTTTGGTGGACAGCCTGGTAGGTCGAATGGATCACCTCTACCGGCTGATGCGCCCCATAAGCGCCGCCCCAGGTCGAGGCCGCGACCGCTGCAAGGCTGATGTCCTGGTTCAGCTCCAGGGCGTCGATATTCGGCGTGATGCCAGCAACGATCCCCTCCACAGGCTTCGGCACCTGGAACCCCGGAAACGTCGCCATCACTCGACCACCCGGAAGCAATAGCCGACCCAGGCGCTGGTGCTGTCGAAGTCGGTAGCGGTTCCGCGTTGGAGCAACGGATAGACGCGCCAAGTGTCGCTACCGACGACAAGCGGATCACCAGGCGCGAGGAAGGCCATGTTGCATATGCCAAAGTCCGGCACTTCGCCCACGTAGCGCGAGCGCTGCTGAGCGCCGAACGCATAGATGGCGCACGGCACAGTGGTGGTCGAGCTGTTCAGCTCGTTTGCGCTGGCGTCGATCAGCCCCACGTCGGGATGGTACTGACTGCTGTAGTTTCCGCGACCGGGGCCGACGACGCGCCGGGGGACGTTCGTTGTGTAGTCGAACGGCAACCATTCCGGCGACGGGCCGCCGTCGAGGCCGTCCAGCCGCAGCATGCAGCTGCTGTTGCTGTATTGAATGTGGTAGCCATCGAACGGATGCGACGACCAGTTGTTTGTCAGTGCCTGACCGGGGGTATAGATGAACGAGCCGCAGACATACTGACCACCCGTATAGCCGACGCCACGTTTGTTGAGCGAGCCAATCATCACCGGCCGGAACTGGCCGGCCGCGATTTCGACGTGCAGGTGCAGATACGCAGTGGTAGCAAATAGATGGTAACGGGTGAACGGCCCGCCGCTGAGCTGCGCGATGGTCGGCCCCTTAGACGAATAAGGGTTGTTCTGCACCGAGTTACCCGGCTGTGCATTCCACTCCAGCCCGTTGTCGAACCCCGTATTGCCCGCGATCTGAAACTGATTGGCTCCGGCATTGAATGACCAGTAACCGTCTGCGTTGTGGCAGAGCCACTCCGACGCAGATGCGCGATCGGTGACCCAGCCGAGCGACTCGGCGTGGACGCGCAGCTTGGCGAGCAGATCGGACGGGTTGTTCGCTGTTCCTGTGAAATAGGCCATGTCAGTCCTTCCTGATCGCGTAGAGCCAGGGGTTGCCGGAGCGCCAAGCGGTTTGGAAAACAACGTGGTCCACTCCGTCCTCGACAATCACGTCCTCTGCGCCCGAGTTCAGCGTTGGGACGTAGAAAGCGCCGTCAAAATCTCCCAGGTAGCGACGTCCCTCGGTTTCGCGGGTGACGAACTGCAAAGCTTTCAACGGGAACTTCCCGAACGAATCGCGGAGTTGATTGACGACACTTTCGCCATTGCTGCCGGCGTAGCGACCGCAGCCAAGCGGCAGAAGGGTCCGATTGTTGTAGTCGGATTCGTTGTTGCCGTTCGATGCCACGGTGAAGCCCAGCCAGCGGCCCGCCGGGTCGCGGACATAGCAACTGCGCTCAAGCGGGCTACTGATGCCTCGGTGCCGGTCACTGACGTCTGACCAGCGCACAGCGACGTCCCCGCGATATGACCCCACCACGGCGAGCGGGTACGGATACTGCGACGGCGGACACGGCGGCAGGATGAAGCCGGCGCCGGCCGACTCGTAGATCGTGCTGACCTTTACGACCATCCAGAACCGGCGACCATTGGCGAAGAACCAGTACGGCATGGGCTGGTTCCACAGCAGCGCCTGAACCCGTGGGCTGTAGTTGGCAAACGCGGTCCAGTAGTCACCACCGGGCGGGATCGCTCCAGGATTGAACGCCGTGCCACCCATGAGCCGGACGTTGTAGTAGTCCAGGGCGGTATCGCCGTAGGACTGGATGCCCATGAAGATGCTGTCGGTGCCGCCCAGGCCTGGGGCGCGCAGGGTCACCTGGCGCACGGCTATCGCAGTGCCGGACGCGGGGATGCTGTTGTCGAAAACCTTCTCGTAGGCCTGCCCAGCCGCGACCAGGTCGGGGTTCGCAGTGAGGAACTGGACGAGGCGCTCGATCAGGTTCTGGTGGTTCGTGGCGGTGCCGAATTCGGTGGCCATGGGACTCCTAGATAATCTGCTTGACGGCCTGGCGGTTCTTGTTCAGCCAGACCAGGAAGTGTTCGCCGCCTTTGCCGGCCCACATGTCGGCCGCCATCTGATCCGTGTCTTGAACGGCGTGCAGGTAGATCGAGTTGGCGACCGAGGTACTGAAGTTCTTGGAGGGCTCCTGCAGGCGCGAAGCAGAAAGGCCCGGAGCGGGCATGGCCGGAGCAGGAGTCCCCATCAGGCCGCCCGTAGCGTGGCGGACTGGGTTCGCCCAGGCGCCCAGGGCAGCCATGCCATACCGGTTGAACTGCTCCAGAAACGCGAGTGCGCCGGGCTGCCGTACCACGGCGGCACGGGTCATGAACTCGTCGTTGGAGGCCAGGATCGGGATGCTGTCGCTGGTGCCGGTGCCTGGTCCTTGGATACGCCCGCCATCGGCGAAGCCACCTCCGAAATACGCACTGGCGGCACTCATGCCCAGTTGCAACCAGCCACCACCACCGCCAGTGCCGCCAGCAGCACCGCCACCGAATAGGCTGCTGAACAGGTTGCCGAACAAACTGGCACCCTGACCAAACACTCCAGCCAGCGCGCTCGCCAGAGTGCCACCGCCCGACGTGGTTGCTTCGCTGATCGCGCTGCCCATTGCGGCTGCGCCTTCGGTCGACGCGGCAGCAATAGCAGCCGCTGGACCGGCTTTTCCGGCTGCAGAGGCTGCGCCGCCCAGCACCTGGCCACCGTTCGCTGCCGCTAGCGATGCGGCTGCAGCCTGAATCGCCGCGGCGCCGGTCACGAGAGTGCCTCCCGCGGTTGCCAGGGCGCCGGCCGATGCCGAGACCGCCGAGGCACCTACGGCCAGGTCTTTGCTGCCAGCGTCTTTGGTCTCGCCGAGTCCGAAGCTACTGAGCAACGATGCTCCGAGCTGCCTGGTCGCCATACGAGCGGAGTCGGCCGCGAGCGTACGGAGAAAGTCATCCAGGCTGGCCTTACCCGTTGTTACGGCGGAAACGACGCTGTTCTCCAGGCCAGACATCGCGTTGCTGAACAGGTCGTAGGTCTGGCCCGCGACGTTCCTGGCCGAGTCGAGATAGTCGGCGAACGCCGAGCGGGCACCGTTGGTCCAGTCTGCCTGCGCGATCTGCAAGGCCGCGTAGTTGCGTTGGAGCTGCTCGGTCATCGCCGCGTGGTTCGCCTGCAGCTTCTGCAGCTTGTCGTTGTACTCGTCGAGGCTCATGCCACGCGAGCCGTCGCCGTACTGGCTCGCCAGGTCCAGGCGCTGCTGTGCGAATCGGTCGTCAAGGCTGCCACGCTGATCGAACAAGCGGCGCTGTTGCGCGCCCATGCCCACGGCAGCGGCGGCACGTTGACCCTGGAGGGCCAGCGCATCCTGTTGTTGCTGGAGCGCATCGCTGTAGGCCTTGACTGCCTGGGCCTGTTTCTTCAGGCGCTCCTGTTCGTTGAGCTGGAGGACTTCCAGGTCGGCGTCTGCCTTCTTCTGCGCCTTGACCATGTTGTTCCTGGCCTCGGCGATCTTCTGGTCCAGGCTGATGCGCTGGGCCGCCGTGGTGGAACTTTTGTCGCGCAGCGCCTCCAGCGCCTGGATTTCCCCCTCATAGGCTGCGGTGACCTGGTCCTTGTTCTGGCTGATCAGTTCGCCGCGCTGCGCGACATAGTCCGCATAGCTCAGCAGGCCGGCGCGCTGCTGCGCCTGGAGCTTCTGCTCGGCGTTCCTGTAGTCGGCCTGCAACTGGTCCAGCTGGTTCTTCGCTTCGGTGACGGTGGACTGATCGAGTGGAGTACTCGGCCCCTTCGGAGTCTTCGGGTCTTTGTACTTCTGATCAATGGCCTTGCGAGCAGCGGCGATGTTTTCCGGCCGCAGGCGCTCGTCGTTCGGGTTCGTGGCTTGAATCGCGGCGATGCTGCGATCCAATTCCCGGTTCAACTTGTCCCGTTTCTCTTTATTGGTGCGAACAGTCTCCAGCAGCCGGTCCATACTCTGCTGACCGCGCGTGGCTTCACTATCCAAATAAGCCTTGAGCCGCGCCGCCTGGGCTTTCTCGCCTTCATCTTGAATTTCCTGAAGGGCATCGGTGAATTGCTTCCCGCGTTCCTCGTCCGACATTGAGTTGCGCTGGAAAGCCTTGCGCACCTCGTTGAGCCAGCCGAGCGGCCCGAAAACTGCGGCACTGGCAGCTGCCTGGCCTGGCTTGAACGCCGGACCGCTCAGTTGCTCCAGACGCTCTTCAGGCGTTTCCGTGCGGCCCACGCCGAGCATCTCGTCCCATGCACCTTTTGCGATGTCGCCAACAGTCCTCCACGCGCGCTCCATCGTGCCCAGGTTCTCGACGATCTGATTCGCCCGCTCGTCCATAGCCTGGCTATAGGCGTCCATGGCGAACTGGGCAGCACCCAGCGTGTCCCCCTGCCTCTCCAGGGCAGTGATCTGCTCGTACACCGAGGCCGTCAGGTAGTGATAGCGGTCATTGAGCTGCTGCGACGCCTTGACCGGATCATCGGCCAGCTTGGAGAACTCGGCCACGGTTTCAGAAACGGCCTTACCAGTCGCCTCCTGCATAGCAATCGCAGTGGTTCCGACCTGTTCGATCTGCTCGACCGTGAACTTACCTGTGGAAGTGATCTCCGACAGCGCGGCCACAGCTTCGTACCGTGTACCGTTCACTTTGGCAAGCGATGCGGCCATCGCTGCCAGCTGCCCAGCGCTGGTGCCGGCATAGTTGCCGGTCAGGATGATTGATTCGTTGAGTTCGCTGGCTTCGTCGCTGCCTTTCTTGTAGGCATAGGCCAATGCGACAGCCGCCGCTGCGGCCGCCGCTGCAACGATGGCAAATGCGCCGCCAGCACTCCCCAGCCCTGAAAGCGCTCCCTTGGCGTTTTCCGCCGCTTCAGCCGTGGTGTTTGCCGTATCGGCCATGTCGGTGAAGCCGTCGCTGACATTGTCGGCCCCATCGGCAACCGCCGATTGCTCCTTTGCAACGGCCGCAAGGCCTTCGCCCACGGCAAGAATGCCGCCAGCATTTACGGAACTGGTCAGGCCGAAGAACGACTTGATCTTTTCACCGAGCGCCCTGAAGGTTTCCCCGACGCCACCGAAACTATCGGTGATCTGGCCGCCCTGCTGGATAGCGACCATCCAGACCGGCATGCCGCTGGCCAGACTGGTAACAACGTCAGTGATCTGTGCCGGCAACTGCCGCATCGCCTGCTTGTACTGCCCCGCGGACAGTCCGGCGACTTTCATCGCATCAGACGTTCCGAGCAGCCGTTCACGTTGTTCCTGGAGCCGCGCGCTGTAGGTCGCAAAGCCCTCGGGATCAATCAGTTGGGAGTTCCTGGCCTGCCCCAGGCGTTTTTCCAGGTTGTCGAGCTTCTCCAGCTCACGCGTAACCGGATCGATCGCTCCCAGCAACTTGGCCAGCTCCGACTGCTGCTTGTCGAACTCGGCCGAGGCCTTGGCGGCGGCTTCGGCGGCTCGCTGCTCGGTCGCGATCTGCTGCTGCCTGGCACGCTCGGCGTTGTGGTAGGCGTTCATCGACGCCGATTGGGCGCGTGCGCTCTCCTGCCAACCGGCAGTTGCGGCGCGGGTTGAGGTGTTGAGCTTGTCGGAACTGTTGGCCAGGGCGTCGAACGCGGCCTGCTGCTGAAGGCTGGCCGCCACCATGGCCTTGAGCCGTGCCGCCTGTTGATCGGCACTCTCGCCGATCGCACTCAGCTGACTGCTGGTGGCGGTGGCACTGGTACCGATCTGCTCGACCTGGCTGTTGATGTTATCCAGGGCCTGGGCGCCCTGATTCCCGTCAGCGCGGATGCGTAGTGCCAGATCAAGTTCTTTGCCCGTTGCCATGTCGAGTCACGTCAGAAAGGAGTGGCTCGCATGGTTACGCGCGCGCGCGAACGGGTCTTTGTGGCAAGCAAAAAAAACGCCCCGAACTAGGTCCGAAGCGTCTTGAGGTGTTCCTTGACGACGTTGCCCCCGGCAAACGCCAGGTTGGTGTCGATGACCTGGTTAGCCCGGTGGTGGGACAGTCGCCGCTGCTCGGCATCGTAGAGCAGCAGGATCTGCCGCTCGGTCATTCGACCGATGGTGGCTGGGGTTCCGTATCCTCCGGCGATGAGGCAGGCATAGATGTCTGCCCAGCGGCCTTCCTGGCCTCTTCGGCGCCCCGTTCGGTTTGAATTCGGTCCACCACCGCCCCGATAAAGAAAGGGCCGTTCACCAACCACCAGACGTACAGCAGGAAGTTTCCATCCCGGTGCGGCAAACCTTTCACCCATTCTTCGTCGACGTCGGCCGCCACTGCCATCAGGTGCGGGATGAGATCCGAGTGCTGGCCGAGCACCACCAGGATCTGCTCCAGGTCGGGAAGCACAGGCCCTTGGCTGATGGCATACAGGTCATCGAGCAACGGCTGGATCATGGGGCGTAGCCGCAGCCCTTCGACGAATCCGTACTCGCGCACGGTCAGCTTGCGGCCGGCGACCTCGATCTCGCGTTCGGGGTGCAGGATCTGCAGATCATCTGCCCCTTGCGCAGCAGCGGGGCCGGGCTTGGCCTTACGTTCTACCTTGCGCCCCATGTCAGGCGCCCTTCTGCACGATGCGACCGAAACCGCCCAAGTTGGCGTCGGCAGCGTTCAAGGTGTCGTACAGCACGCTGCCCGTGAGCTGGAAGTTGCCGTACTCGTCGTTGATGAGTGCCAGGTCACCGACCGGGTCGAACTTGCAGCGGTACAGGGTCACGATCACCGGTTCCTGATTCTCGGTGTTGATGCCGTCCAGCAGGATGTAGCGTTCCGGCGGTGGTGAGGTGAACATGGTGTAACCGGTGGCGACCTCGGAGGCATACGCGGCTTTGAACGGCTGGGTCTTGCCGGTGACATTCAGCAGCTCGATCAAGCCAGCCGTTGGCGACTCGATACGGTAGTCCGTACCCAAGACCAGCTCCGCAGGCGTGGTGGCACTGTCGGTGAGGACCACCGAGGAGACGAACTGACGGTCCAGCTTCACGAAGTCGCCGGCCTTCAGATCGCCCTCGAGGACTTCACCGGTCACCGTGTCGGCAGGCAGCTCGATCTGCGAGGCCCAGATCGCCGCAGCGATGTTCTTCGGCAGCCACTCGTCGTAGGTGATGTTGACGGTGGCGGTCTTGCCGCGCTGCAAGCGGCCATATTGCAGGCGGTTGCCCGAGAACGATTCCGTCGTGTTCGTACTTTCGGTGGCCATCTGCAGGGTCAAGACCGGTACGTTTCCGGCCCACACAGGGCGGCTCAGCTTGCCGTTGGGCAGGCGCTCGCCGGCCCAGACCCGACCCTGGAAAGAAAACAGCGACATGATTTACTCCTTGGCGGCGGGAGCCGCATCCTGGGTTTCGACCGTGATCTTCTGGTGCTGCACCAGGAAGGCCTTGTCGAGGGTGTTGACGTAGATTTCGGCGCCGGCCGGGTATTTCGTGCCAGCGTGCGTGTGATGAGCGGTGAGTGTCACCTTCTCCTCCTTCGGCACTGGGACGACGGGGGCGTCCTGTTTCTTGACGGGTGTGCTCATGAGGTTCTCCCGATGGCGTGTTGGGTCTGATAGAGGTCGGTCCAGATCAAAACGGACGTGTCGTAGTCCACGGGTTGCCCCTGGATGAGTTGGCAGTCACGGGCTCCCGCCAGACCAGGCGGCACCCAGCCGATCAGGGCATCTCGCACCTGTCCTAGTACCGGGCGTAGATCGTCCATCGCGTTCTTGCCCTTGTTGTCCCGGTAGTTGCGGGTTGCAACCACAACACCGAATCGCACCTGGACCATCTGCCGGGTCGCTGCGCCGGGTGCTCCGGACGAGCGCGGCATCGGCGTTTCTTCGGCGAGGATCACGTAGGCGGTCGGTGTCCGGAAATCGCGGACTGCCTTGATGGCAGCAAAGTCCGCCGCACCGCCGACACTCGCCAAGACAGCTACCTGATCCTTCAGGCGCTCAATGATCAGGTTGTGATCGAATGGAGCGCTGGACATGTCAGAAGTCCTTCAACTGATCGAGGCTGAAAGTTCGGCCCGGAGTCACCACCTGGGGAGCCCCGCTGGTGGAGTTGGCCACCGGGTCGTCCTGCCCCAGGGAGAACTTGCCCTCGGCGGTGAGCTGCAGAAATTTCAGGGCGTCCCGGTAGTCACGAACGATCGGGTCTTTCTCCGCGCCTTCACCCAACCGGTCCTTATGCAACAGGTAGCGCGTGATCGCCCGGTGCCAGCCGACCACGATGCCAAAACGCTGTTGCAGCGGCAGGTAACCACGTTGCTGCAGGAATCCGTCGATGAAGGACCGGGCATCGCTCACCGCACTGTCGATGACCTCTACAGCGGCGTTGCCGACCTCGATCTCCTCCGGCGTCCACTGGTCCACCGGCAAGCCGCGCAGCAAGGCATCGAGTAGCTCGGTCTGGACCGCGCGGTACTGCTGAGGCGTCGCGGCCTGGGACAACTCGTCCGCCCCAGGCCGTTCGGCCAACTCCGGCAGCGTGATGTACACGGCCACTTCAGCAACCCTCGGGCTGAGCGATGGCGCGCACCAGGGCCATGACACCCGTCTGGATGTCGGTCTTGGCGATCGCAGCCCAGCGCAACGGCTCTGCAGCCAGGAAGCGACGAAGCTCGACACACTCCGGGCTCGACTCATGCTCAGGTGCCAGCTTCGACGCCTTTGCGGCGGCCTGCTTAACCTCCAGGTCCGTACTCAGCCGGCCGGCCAACGCGGCCTGCAATGCCAGCAGTTCCGCGCCTACGGCCTTGACACGGTTCATCAGGTCGATGTCGTCCTGAGTCAACTCGCGATAGCCGGCGATCTTGCGGTGCTGGTTGTCCATCACAGCACCTCTGGAACGATCGCGCCGATGGGCAGGAGCTGGTCCGCCTGATCGCTGTTCAGCAGAATGCTGTCGCCAAAGGTGTAGGACTCACCGTCGTGATCCAGGCGTTCGCGTTTGACGATGTAGCGGTTCTTTTCGCCGACACCCTCGGTGTTGGGTGCATCCTGGTCGTTGCTCGTTTTACGGGCCATGAGATAGAAACTCCGAGGGCGACCCGAACGGCCGCCCAGTTGAGGGTTAAGCCGCGACGGCGTTCTCGAAGAAGAAGCCGAGGTCCGGTGCGGTGACCAGTTCCTTGACCGATTCACCAACACGGACGCGCTGACCACCGCGCAGGCCGATGTTCGGGTCGGCGATCGAACCGGACACGCGATCGCCCCACTGGCCGGTCAAGCCGAAGGTGGTGCCGTTGCGGGTATCGGCCAGGCGGTCGCGATAGATGAAGGACGCATGCGGCCCCCAGGCCCGAATCAGGCTCGGGTTCTGTCCCGGCCGGGCGATGTTCAGCCGTGCTTCGCCGACGTAGATCGCCTCCAGCTCAAGCAGCTCCTGCAGGAAGGCCATCGGCACCATGCCCTCGTCGCCGAGCGTGCCGTTGTATGCCTTCACGATCTTCGGGTGACGGCGCAGGATGGTGGCGGTGCGGCGGCCCAGGACGCCGATGTTCGGGCGCAGGATGACGCTGTCCAGGGCGTCGGTGATCTCCGGCAGCGGGTTGCTGGCCGGGTCGCTCCATTGATCGGTGCCAGACAGTGTCCTTTTGTTGCCCGCGGCATAGCTGTTGGGGTTGAAAACCAGCTTGGAAGTCCGAGCTTCGCGATCGAGCAGGATCAGGTTGGTGGTCTGCTCGGTGGCGTGGCCCAGGGGGTTGTAGTTCGTCGGTGCGTTGTCGATGTCCGCCTGCGGCACCGGCGCATCCAGGCCGTGGTCCTCGGTGCTGCTGGTTTCGTCGGTAGCGCTGAACTCCACTTCGTTGGGCTTGGATTTACGGCCAACCAGGGTTTCCGGCACGGTAAAGCCCTGGGCGAGGTCGTACTTCCAGAACTTGAACTCCTGCTTGCCGACCGGTACGCGCGGCAGAACTTCGTCGGCGATCATCCGGCCGTTGCGGTAGGCGATGGCGATCGCCGTCAGTTCGGGATCGACGGGAAACGGTGCGTTGCTCATGGAGCGCTCCTTCAGGCTACCGGCAGAACGGCCGGGGCGATGTGGACGGAACCGATGTCACCCGCCACGCCACTGAGTTCAGCGAAGCCGATGATGTAGGTGGTGGCGGTGGGTGGCAGCGTGGCGGCGATGGCGCGTCCCTCGGCGTCGGCCGTCAGCGGTGCGCCCAGGGCAACAGCGCCGCCGTACTCCACCAGGGCCAGGCCGGAGCGGATAACGTCGAGGGGCGCGCCGTCGGCGGCGGGAATGTCGGTGCTGACGCCGATCAGCAGCGCAGTGCTGCCGGCAGCCTGGGCAGCCAGGCCGTCCGAGCTGCCATGGATCACGATACGGCGGGCGGCGATGGCGCCGCTGGCCCGTTTGGCGGTAGTGAGTCCGGGAATGTTCATGGCCTACTGGGCTCCCTTGGTGATGTGGCTGACGGCCTCGGTTGTGCTGATGTGGCGTCCGGCCTGGCGTTGTTCTTCCTGGTAGGTCTGCGCTCGCGCTGCAATGGCGTGAGCACTGCCGAAGCTCAGGTCGCCGACGGCGCCGGACTTCTCGGAGAACTCGATCTGCTTGGGCAGTTCGGCCAGCAGGCTGCGCAGCACCTCGGCCGCCGGTTTGGTGACCTGGCCGTCGCCCTCGGCGAACTCCAAGGGCGCGTCGGCAGGCAGGTTCACCAGCAGCTCGATCACCGGAGCCTTCTGGCGCGGCAGCAGTCGGCCGGCCTTGACCAGGCCTTCGGCGAACTCGGTGACCTCGTTGCGATGTTCTTGGGCTTTTTGCTGGGCCACCTGTGCTTCGCGGGTGGCCAGCAGTTGCTCGCGCTCGTCGAGCTGGCGTTGGCGCTCCTGGAGCGCAGCTTCGTCAGGCATGGTCGTGTCCTGCTGTGAGGGATGAGAGGTCCGGTCAGCCTCTGCCGCTGACGCGGAAGCACCGTCGGATGGGGTGACGGTGCCCTGCGGCTCTTGCGCAGCGGCGGCAGAGGCCGCTGCGCTGTCAACGCCTTCTTCTATTACGGGTTCGGAGAACAGGGCCGAGGCCTGCGCAGTAGCGCCCTGGGCGGAGCCTCGGCGGGCGTCTTCCTCGATCGAGGACAACTGCCACTGCGGGATGAGCTGGTCGGCCCGTTCGGCGCCTTCGCGCTCGACGAAGAAATCGCGCAGGCGACGCAGGATGTCGGTCAGACCGGTGACCGCGTAGGGCGCTTCCGCGAATTCGATGGCCAGGGCGCCGTCATCCTCGGCGAAGTTCAAGGGAGCATCGGGAATGCCCTTGATGGCCGGCGGCACGGCGCCGAGGAAGCCGATATGGCGCAGGTAGTGCTTGCCCGGAACCGGGTTGCCTGGCGAGTCCGGCAGATAGATCGCCGCGCTGCGCTTCTTGTACATCTTGCGGTTGGCGGCCTCGGCGAATTCCGGCACCACCTGGTGCGGTTCGGCAAAGAGCATGCCGTCGCGCACCTCCAGGCCCTTGGCCCAGCCGTAGGCCGGTGCATTGAGCTTGGGGTGACCGATAACAAGAGGAGCCTCGCTGAGCGCCGGATCGTAGGTCGCGGCGATCTCCTGCAGGATGGCCTCGGTGAACTCCATGGACCGGCCGTCGTTGGCGACGTGCTGGCCGGCGGGGAGGATGGGCAGAGTGGCGGTTGGCTTTTTCATGCCGCCCAGAGTGAGGCGGCAGAACCGGACGATCTTTGTCGCAACCGAAAATTGGGACAAAGGCCGCGTTGGGGAGGCTTTTCTACGAAACCACGCCAACGGGCACCGTGGCAACCCCAGCAGGGCGATTTATAAAGCGTCAGCAAGGCCCGTAGAGGGGCGTAGGCCGACGAAGATAGACCTACGCCCTCGTTTGGGCCGCCATGGGCCTAGAAACGCTAATTCTGCAAGGTTGAGTTTATGAGGCTCATGACTCGCTGCAGCAGTTTGGCATCGTCAGTGTCCGACGTGCCCAGCCAGGGCCTGGCCGGCATGGTGATCGTGTAGGGGCCGATGCGCACGTCCTGGGCGAAGTTGCTACGGCGTTTCGGGACGAACTGTCGACCGACCTCGCCAGTACGTTCATTCATCCTGAAGTAAACCGTGCTCTGCCTCTCCTGACGCTGGATCGTGCCGCCGAACTGATGGATAGCGCCATAAGGAAGGTTTGTACCGAACAGCAAGGTATCGCCTTCAACCTGCCCCGCCAGTTTGCGCAAGTCGCCGCTGGCGGTGAGGATCTTGTCCCTGTTTCTCCGCTTGCGAGCCAGGTAGCGAGGCGACAGTGCCGTCCAGGGCGTGCCGTCAGGAGCCTGCTGGGCACGAAAGCGCGCCTGGTGAATGCGCAGCAACGGGTCGATCAGGTCTTCGAGGATCTTGGTGGGACTGCGCAGAGTCGCAGCCGCCGCGCTCAGTGCCTGTGTCACCTGCTGGCTGTCGAACTCCAGCTCGATACGTGCGCCGCTCATAATCCACCCTCAACCAGAACCAAACGTCCATTGGCCAACTGCTGCCCGAGCTGCTCGACGTCGACCACGCTGCCGGACTGGACGGCATTGCTGCGCGAGCTGCCCTGCAGGAGATAGTTGACGATCATTGAGAGCCAGCCTCCGCGTCGGCCAGAGTCGAACACGTAGACCAGAGCGTTGGATGATGCATCCAGGAGAACCGCCTGCGGCTGAGCGAGCGCCTGCGGCAGTTGCCGCAGGTCGGCCAGCGTCAGTCCAGCGAGCGCGTCGTCTACCTCTGGCACGGCCTTGACCAGTGGCACCAATTGCTCGTCGCGCATGCTGATCAACGCGGTCTGTGGCGTGACGCCCGCCCGCTGCATGCCCGCGACCGTCTCGGGGCTCAGCGTGCCCACGTTGCGAGCGCTGCCACGCACCACCGGTTCGGCCACGACCTCATCCAGCCAGCTTGTCCAGGAGCGCTGCAGCGCCTCCTCGACACGCTGCTCGTCCAGCAGTTGCCTGTTCATGCGTGCCGCCGGTTCGGCCGGCAGCGGCGCGGTCTTCTCCAGGGTCAGCTGCACCTGGTTCTCGAAGGCGGCTCGACCGGGTGCGTAGTTCCAGCCCGGATCGATACCCTCCGGCACCTGGACCACCTCGCCGTGGAAAACGATGTTGCGCAGGCGGCCAGGCGGTGGTTCGTCTGGTCCCGACTTCCCCATCGCCTGCAGCTCATCCAGGCTGTAGGCCGTGACGTAGCACTCGCAGCCGAATCCACTGGGCGGATAGTGCGTCTGCCACCAGGGGTTGTCGGCGTGGATCACCAGGCCGTCCCAGGCCAGGTGCAGCTCGCGCGGGTGCTCGACAGCGTCACTGTGGTGATAGCCCCAGTACGGCCGCGTTGCCTTCACTGCCTGCAGCTGGGCGTAGCGGCCGGCTGCGTAGCTGGTACGCAGGTTGGTGCGGTAGATCACCTGGGCACGCCAGGCGCGACCGCCGGCCGGCTCCCAGCCGTAGTTGTCCAGGACGGCGTAGTAGTCCTTCTGGAACTCCTCCAGGGTTAAGCCATCGCGGATCGCCTGGCGCACCACGGCATAGAGATCTGCGACCAGGTCCGCACGATGGGCACCTGCGCTCACAAACGACTGATCGTGGGCGGCGCCGCGCACCGTGGCGTAGTTGACCGAGGGGTTCTTCGCCTCAAAGAAAGCGATCTGCTCGCGAAACGAGAGGCTGCCGTACGTCGCCGCGGTAGCCATCAGGCACTACCTCGCGCGGCCAGATCGTCCTGGACGTCAGTACGCCCAGCCAGGTTCGCTGCCTGCAGGCCGACCGCCATGGCGGCCGCGTATTGATCCAGGCTCAGCTCGGGAGCAAGTTGCAGCAGTTGCTCCTGCAGCTCGTCGAGGCTGGTGGCATTGTCGACCAGAGCGCGGAGTTGCTCGCTCCAGTCCTTTACCGCCGGCTGCATGACCTTGGCCAACTGGTCCGTCATCGCCGCGGCCGGATCGCTTCCCCCGGCACGTTCGGCAAACTCGGCGGTTGGCTGACCTTGCTCCTGTTTCTGATCCTGCTCCTGGACCTCAATTCCATAGGTCTCCTGGACGTAACCCAAGGTGGGTTTGAAGCCGGAGAACCGCACTACCTTCTCGTCTCGACTGGCCTTGGCGTCCATGTCCTCGGGTTCTTCGACGACCCGGTAAACGCATGGCGGCTCAGCGCCGGGGAAGTTCCACTCGGTCAGCCAACGCGCGGGGCCCTGGTTGAAGCTCTCACAGATCAGGTCGGCGTCGGCTTTCACAAGGTCGAGGCGCACGTCGGCCTGCAGATCGTCGTTGCCCAGGCGGCCGGGAGTGCCCTGGCTCGACGCCACCTGGCCCAGCGTTACCTTGGCGATGGTCTCATCCATGGTGTCGTGCAGGATCTTGTAGTCGGCCGTGCCAGAGCGCGAGGCCTCCAGCAGTTCCACCAACATGTCCTCCGGCATGATGACACCGGTATCGGTCTGAATCGCCTGGGTGGCGGCCAGCAGCTTGGCCTTCTCCTCTGGCGTGGCGTTCTTCCCGAATTTGCCGACGGCCGTGGGCATACCGAACTTGTCCAGGAACGTGAGCCAGAACTTCAGTCCGTTGCGCTTGAAATACACCGGCCAGTACAGCCAATGGGCCAGTCCGAGGCCATAGGGCTCGTCGTCGTTGTCGGCGCCGGTCGAGAAGTGCCAAAAGTACGGCGAAGGGCACGGCTCACCCTCGAACATGTTGTTCGGCGTCAGCAAGCGCAGGCCACCCTGCAGGTCGTAACGGAAGCGGCGGCGGTTGCGCACCTTGACTGCCTGCAGGGTGATGTAGCGGTCGTCGCGGCCGTAGATCAGTTCGGACACGGCGTGGCCGTAGTACACTCCATAGAGCATGCCGTTGGTGATCCGGTCCCAGCCAACGTTCTGCAGCTGCTGCTTCAGGTGCTCAGCTGCGGCCTTGTCGATCCGGCGGTCGCCGCCGGCATCGACCTGCCATTCCTTGCTGACGACGGCCAGCTGCCGCTGGCCCCAGGTCGCCTTGACCTGAGCGTCGCGCAGCACTTCCTCGTAGATGCGCAGGTCGTTGCCGCCCCGGCGCTGCAGGATGTAGTCGCTCGGTTGCTGCAGGCCGGAGAGGAATGGACGGGTAATATCGCGGCCGTCGCCCGTGGTGGCGATCTCCTGGCCGAGCTTGGGTGGGTGCATCAGTAGCCTCCGAGGTCGGTGCGGCCGGCGACGGAGCCCCAGCCGCGGTTGGTGGTGTTACGGGTACCGGCAAGGTCTTGTTGTGCGGAGGCCCGGCGCCCAGCCGACTGGCACTCGATAGGCTGCTTGCGGCCAGCCATGTAGCTTGCTCGCACGGCCATGACCAGGCTCACGGCGCTGTCGCCATGACGCTTTGCCTTACCGCCCGCCGATTCCAGATCAGCCTTGCGGCCTTTATCGATCACTGGAATGCCGTTCTCGACCTTGATCGAGAGAAGATCGTCCAGCGTGCTTTGGTGCCTGGACAGCTCGATGTTGAAGGCCTCGAACTCCCCTTTGAGCTTGGGCATCCACTCGGCGTACCAGGCAAGGTTGAGGCTGACCTGCTCGACCACCGCTGGGCCATACCGCAGCGCCGCCTGTTCCGCGAGGTATCCGCCGTTGCCGGTGGCATCGAAGGCCATGCCCACGACACGCGGCAGGCGATCGCAGATGAAGAACATGATGTCGCGCTGCGCTTCGTAGGTCAGGTTGCGCAGCTCGACCCGGAACGCCTCCCGCTTGCGTAGGGTCGGCGAGATCTGCAGCGGGGTGAACACGGTCAGGTCGCCACGGCGCGCGAAGTCTTCGCCAAAGCTGTGGGTGTTCTCCGGGTCCAGCCTGGCCAGCTCTGGCAGAAGGTTTTCTTCGCACCAGGTGCGGATCTCGTCTTCCCGCATCTGTGGCGTCCAGCCTTCGAAACCTTCCGGCGCCTCGTACCGGTAGATACGGATCGAATGGTCCTGGACCATCGCCTGCTCGATGAGCACGCGAGAGAGGTAGGCGCCGCCGGACTTCTTCGGGATGCAGCCGTATTCCTCGTCGGCGGACTCGGTATTGGGGGCGTTCTTGTACAGCCCATCGCGCCACGCCTTCTCGGCCTCGGGCGACCACTCCTGACCGGTGACGAAGCAGATTCGCTTGTACAGCCCTTCGGCGATCGCATCATCCAGGGTGATGCGGTGAACGCTGTAATCCTTGCGGCCCTCGCGGGCATCCTGAATGTACTGGTTGAACGGGTTGTCGACACCGTTGTGGGTGCTGATCAGGCGGACCTTGTTACCCCACATCGTCAGAGCCAGGGCGGCCTTCAGCAGTTCCTCCAGGGACTCGTGGAACGCCGCCTCGTCGATCACCACATCGCCCTGCAGGCCGCGCAGGTTACTCGGCCGGCTGCTCAGGGCCTGGATCTTCCGCCCCGACTTCGGGAAGCGGATCATGTAGGTCAGGATCTCTTCCTTCTTCCCTTCGTCCCAGAAGGTCTGCTCGTAGACGTCAGCCTCGGCCAGCTCGTTGAAGGCGCGGGCGAACAACGCGCAGGCGGCGATGTACTCCAGCGCCATCTCCTGCTTGCTGCCGACGTAGAAGGTGTTGCAGCCACCTCGGCGCCGCGGCTTGGCGGCATTGATCACGTTGCGCCCGGCTTCGGCCCAGGTCAGGCCGGTGCGGCGAGACTTCTCCGCGATCATGATCGGACTCTCGTCCTCGAACCAGCGCTGCTGGTAGCCCAGGAAGACGGCGTCGTTGGATGGAATCGCCTCGGAGATCTCCTGCGGCACATTGACGCCATGCAACGCCATCTCCTCGGCCAGGTCGATCTTGCGCGACGCGCTGGTGGCCTTGAGCTTGGAGCCCAGGTTATCGGACGTTGCGTGCATGGCCATGTCAGGCTTTCCCCAGCAGGATGTCCCGGATACGTTGTTCGAGCTGCTCGCTCATGCCGTCGCTGCCACGCATCTCTTCCAAGCGCTGCTCCTGTTCCTGGAGCTGTTTCTCGCGGCCCCGCTGCTCAGCCTCTGCCTGGAACTTCTTCAGCGTGACGCTGGAGCGCGTCAGCGTCGCGATGTTCTTGGCCGCAGACGCCAGCAGTCCGACACGATCGGCCGGGTCCATCTCTTCATCACCAGCCTCCTGCAGGGAGATGATCGACTCGAACAGCTCGGACTGGATCATCGCCGTCAGCGCTTCGCTGCGTGCGTCCAGGTCGTCGCCGGCCTGGGCACGGATCAGCTTGGCCGCCTCGGTGCTGGCACGAATTGCCGCCAGCCGTCGCTCCAGCTTCTGGCCGTAGCGATGCACGGCCGCACGGCTGGGCAGCTCGCCGGCCTCGGCCTGGCTCGGGAACTGCGCCTGCAGGTCCGCGATCAGCTCGTCCAGGGTCATCCGACCATCGGCCAGGCGCCCCTCGATGTAGGCCCGGACTTGATCCGGTAGCCGGGAGATCGATGATTTCCGCCCCATGGTCGTCACCAGTACTTCTTGGGGCGGGCGATGCCGGGTTCGCAGTCGATGGTGTACTCGGCGACGTCGGTGCCGTACCGGGTCAAATCGGCGAACCACTTGCCAGACGGTTCCTTGACCAGGGTCACCAGGTCACGGTCGGCCAAGTAGTCCAGCTCGCGACGGATCTCCAGCGGTGTGGCGTCGGGGTACTCGCTCTGTGCAACCGAGAGGACCGGCCCCTCGTAGGCGCCCACCGGCCGAGCATTGTTCAGGGTCAGCAGAATCAGCCAGCGCAGGGATTCCCGGCGAATCTTGGCCATATCAGTTTGCATGGTTTGCTCCTACCAAGCCGCGCAGCTGCGCGTTTTCCAGTTTCGTGGCCAGGCTGTCGAGCTTCATCTCGATCACGCTCTGGCCGCGGATGTAGTCGTCGCGAAGCACGTACTGGAACGGAAGCTCGGCCTTCAGGCTCATCAGCTCTCGCTCAACGCGCTGCCACTGGTTGGTTTCTTCCCGCGCGGCCTGCTCGATGGCGTCCAGCCGGTAGGAGAGTTGTTCATGGTTCGCCAGACGCGCCTGGTCTTGGCTTGCGAACCTCGCATCCAGGCTCTTCTGGATCTGGTTGAGCAGCAGCTTGCCGCCGCCCGCGCAGGCCCCGAGGAAGGTCAGCAGCAGAGTGATCAACTGCCACAGTTCCAGCTCGACCTTCATTCCCTATTCCCCTTGTTCCAGTAGTGCGTTGAGCTGAGCGAGATTGCGAAGAGACCAGGCCCCGTAGTCCTGGGCAAAGGCCAGGATGTCCGCCGGAGTGACGCCGCTTTCCAGTAGCTCGGCGTCAGAACCGGCGGCGGGCCAGGTCGCTGTTTGAGCGCCGGCGGCAGCGGCGCGCGCTCCTGCGGCGGGCAAACCGGCGCCAAGGGCGGTGTTGAAGTCGCGCACCCAGCCGCGAGTGAAGACACAGCGAGGGATAGCAGTAGGCGCAGCACCAGGTGCCGCTCGGTAGGCGGTCGATACATGGGCGATTCGCTCCTGGAGTTGGTCTCGGGTGTCGGTCAGTTGCTGCTGTACCTGCAGCAGTTGCTCCTCGGCCTGGGCGGCGCGCGCGACCTGCTGCTTGTACTGGACCAGACTGTCCTGAAGGGACTGGGCGCGTTCGTTGGTGTGCTGCAGCTGCAGGTTGAGCAGCGCAGCGTCACCCTCGGCGCGTCCGGTGGCGTACCCACGGTCGTAGCTTGCGGAGCCGTGGATCACTACGGCTGCGCTGTACAGCACCGCGATCAGCGCGATCCAGAACCAGTTGGAGCGCAGGAGACTAAGGATGCCCATGGCGCCCCCTTTGCCGACGGTACTTGCGCGCCTTGCGTTTTGCCCGAGCCACCCCCGACTTTCCGTGTCTCTCCCGAGGGAGCGGCGAATAGTGGAACTCTGGCCGGGCCAGCCAGTTGCGGGATGTAGCGCCGAGGGTGATCGAACCCGCCAGGCCTACAGCCAGGCAGCTCATGAGCAGGCGTTTCATAGCTGATACCTCTGGCCGCACACACCGTCGCCCCACTGCAGATAGATCCGCTCGTAGCGCAGCAGGATGAGGCGCGGGTAGTTGCGGTTCTCGCGGAAGTTGGCGGCCGAGCGCCCGGCGTTGAAGCGCTCGACGGAATCGAACCAGGCCAGCTGGTCGGCGCCGGATGCCGAGGCCAGCCTACGGTCGCGATTTACCCACCCCTGGCCGCCGTTGTAAGCGGACAGTACGAATGCCCAGCGATCACACTCGCTGGAGGCCTGGTTTCGGTCGTAGAGCCAACGGTCGTAGGTGACCAGCGCACGCAGTGCCCAGCCTGGATTGAACGGCTGATTGGTGCCGAGGACGGCCGGATACAGGCCGGCGATCCACTCAGCGGTTCCGGGCATGAACTGCGCCAGGCCCTGGGCACCAACCGGCGAGCGGGCATCAGCACGCCAACGGCTTTCCTGGTGAACCTGTGCGGCAAAGGTGGCGATCGGCGCCGACAGGCCCCATTCGGCATGGGCGCTGCGCACCAGGGTGCGCCGGTATTGCTCGGCGGCAGTGGGGATGCGATCCGTCGCGAAGGCCGGCTGGCAGGCGGTCAGCAGACCCAGCAGGCCGAGGGTGAGCAGGCGCTTCATCCGAAGAAGCCTCCCCACCACACCAGGGCCGTCATCGCGATCACGTCGAACACGCGCTGCTTGAAGCTGATCACGTTAGTGAGGCCATCGCACGCATAGGACGTAACCAGGACCACAGAGGCCAGGACGATCCAGATGATTTGCGGGACGCCCATGGTCAGAGCCCCAGCGTCAGGCCGAGGATGCAGGCCAGCACGATCAGCCCGCGGCGCAGCCAGGCACCCACGACCACCAGGTTGGCCGAGCATTCGTGCGGGCGGGCCACGTACGGAAACAGGCTGCGGTCGATCCAGTAGCCGGCCACTGCGCCCAGCGTCACCAGGACCAGCTTATAGGCGACGACCTGGAGCTGCTCCGGGCGAATGGCGGCGAGGATGATCAGCAGGACGAGGGTGACCAGCGTCCAGCTGGTCATACGCGGCGCGCGGCGGCGCCGGGGTTGCGGCGATGACATGACGATGCTCCCGATGGGGTGGCCATCCCTGGCCAACTGATGGGCATCCTGCTCCTGCAGGACGCCCGGACATCATCGTCACGCGCGCGCGAAGGCTCTTTTTGGGTACCGAACAATCAATCGATAGGGCGACGGATCAGCATTGGATCTCCATCACCGAGGAGACCACCACCATGTCCAGGCATGAAGACCTGTTGCTGCAACTCATCCAGCGTGAGCCCGACAAGATCAGGAGCATCCTGGGGCTGCCCGCTCCAAAGCCAGACCTGTCCTGGTACGAAGGAGCAGACGTCTGGATCGAAGCTGGACACCGTAGCGACAGGGGCGCGGAACTACGCATAGCCTTCGGGGAGCCACTCCCGCATGGCTATGCCGATTTCTGGATACCGTTCAGCGGACCGGATGGCAATGCGCTAGGCTGGCTGCGCTTCAGCTACATCACCACGGTACGAGAAAAGTCGATGTTCACTGCCTGCGAATGGCGCTCGGCGAGCGAGCCTGCACCGGCCAAAGAGAGGCGCCTGGATCTGCCGATGGACTGGCTGCCGAAAGGTTTCGAACCCGAGCCCAGCAAGGGCGCGAGTGACTATGCCGATCAGCAGCCAGTAGAGCAGATACCAAGCAGCGCCCTGCGCCACCTTGAGGAGTCCCGGCGCACATTAGCAGCTTATCGTACAGAGATCGAAGAGGAGGCTAGGCGTCAGCTCAGTGAGGCTTCTTCCCATATCGAAACTGAGAACAATGCTGAAGATCCTGCCAACAGCATGGCTGCGGCCGCTCGCATAATTGCGTTCATCCAGGAGTACATATCCAACACCCAGTCCTGCTCGCAGATGGATGCGCTCTGGCTGGCTTTCTTGGGGCTGAACGGACCTGCGGCGGCCAAGCAAGTGATGGAGTGCTACTTGCCCATGACGTCCAGGAGCTGACGGTAGATTCCCTCAATGATGTCGGGTAAGCGTGGAGGAGTCTTGCGCTCCTCTATGCCGAGCCAGTGTCGGCCCCGGTTGTCCAGTACCGGGTTTCGGTGCTCAACATAAGTCGTAGTCAGTTGCACGGCCAACTTCATGACTTCTCGCTTGGTCTCTTCACTGACATCGCTCATCACCGCCCCTCCATAGTCAACAATTCACCTTCTCGTTTAAGCGCTGCCAGCCGAGATCGTGTTCATCAGCTAGACGGCGATACTGCTCAGCCTCCTCCGTGAGCCCCTCACGGCGGCAGGCCAGCCGCATCTTGTCGTAGATTGCAGCGAAGTCGGAATGGAGCAACATGTTCAGGACGTCTTTCGACTCAAGCCGGCGTCCTGTTGCACGAAGATCACGAGCAAGAGGAGGGCTGGCGAGCAGTTCTTGAAACTCACCCATAGCCTCATCAAATCGGCCCGCCAACTGGAGATAGAGAGGTAATCGCAGCCATTGTTGTACGGTGCAACCGCTTGGGTTCGCGACCATCAGACGCTTGACCTCTCGCAAGCACTGAATCGCTCCATCCATATCCCCGGAAGACTTCAAAGCTGTGGCTTCTCGACCCAACCGAGCCGCTTTTTCTCTCTCATGGCTTCTGTTGACCTCAATCGAAATTTTCACTCGTACCTCCCCGTAGAGCACTAGTCATCCCGTTTTCTTTTTTGGGCGTCGCGCGAGCGCATCGCTCGTCGCCTTGATTGCGGCCCTGGTGTCGGGCGAGCAGTGTCGGAAGTTCTCCAGCAGGGCTCGTTCTTCGGGGGTCAAGGTGACTTCCTGCTCCTGGGCAGGAGCCGACGAGGGCACCCCTTGGCGCTGGCCAGTGAGGATGTAGTGAACATCTGCACCTGCATTGGCAAGGGCTGCCAACACTTCCATTCCGGGCAGCAATGCCCCGGTTTCATAACGGCTCCATGTCTCTCTTGTCACCCCAGCCTTTTGAGCAGCTTGAGCCTGAGTGAGGCTGAGCCGCTTTCGTTCCTGCCGTAGTCGCTCGGAATGTGATGTATCAGTCACTAAAAAGACCTTGACCATGTGATCTTTTAGTCACATGATTAAGTTGTACCAACGCACTGCACATGCCTTGGTTGATTCGCAATCTTTCAGCAGATAGGAACTCCTTCATGAACGTCCCGTATCCGCTCCCTACCCGCAAGCCGTACACCGGTGAGCGCGTCAAGGAACTTTTCCACGCTGCCGGAACGGCCATCTCCGCCTGGGCCGAGGCCAATGGTTACACCCGCCATCAGGTCTACATGGTCATCAACGGCCAGTTCAAAGGCCGCCGTGGCACCTCCCACGAAATCGCTCTGAAGCTCGGCATGAAGCTCTCCGTCGAGCAACTCGCCGCCTAAAAGGAGTACAGCCATGTCTCGCACTCAACCGCCGGTCGAGCACATCGACCTGACTCCCGCGCCGATGGACACCTGGCGCGCCGCGCTCGATGCACTGATCGCCTGCGCCCCTGGTGATACCTCGGACATCATCTGGCACCTGGCCGACGCCCACCAGAGCAGCCTCCTGCTGGTGGACCGGACCGTCGCATCGCCAGGCGCCGAGCGCCTTATCGACCGGCTGATGCTCATCAGTGCAGGCCGACTGCTCAACCATCGCCTGGGACGCGAAGAAGCCCAACTGATCAGCTCTCGCCTGCTTGAGCGCGCCCAGAGACGTATCGCAGCACGTCAGCCAAGTCTCGATGCGACTCCTGCCACACCTCACCAGGTTGCGCATCAGCCAGCGTATCCAAGTCATCAGCAAGGCCGTCCAGGTCCAGGCCGTGATCAAGCGCCAGGCGACGGGCCAGGGCAACAAACGCCGAGCGCATCGACGCATCAAGAACCAGGTGATCGGGGATAGTCATGTTTGTCTCTCCGAAGGGGATGAATGTACCTCATCAGGTTGTCACTGTGGCAACAGCTTTGCCAATGGTGAAAAACGCTATTTGTTTGGACGACGACTGCCGGGGCTTCTGGAGCGCCGTCCAATGAAGCGCCGGAATTGGAAACACTGGGTGCCGCGCTCGCCAGCCGACGCGCTGGACGGCTGTGCGCAGTTGGCCATGCAGCGCTACAACCGTGGGATCGAGCGGCTTGCCACAGACCATCTGTGCCAGAACAACGCCAGCACCCTCTACAAATGGATGGGTAATGGCCGCCTGCCGCTGACCATGGTGCTGTCATTGGAGAAAGCCTGCGGCCTGCCACTGATTACCCGCTACCTGGCCGCCGCCCACGGCAAGCTCCTGGTCGACATCCCGGTTGGCAAGGCCTGTAACGCCAACGACCTACAGCAGTTGCAGGGCGTGCTGCACAGCGCTACCGGCGCGCTGATGGCCTTCTACGACGGCAAGCAATCCGCCGAACAGACCCTGGACGCCATCCGCGCTGGCCTTGAATCCCTCGCCTGGCACCACGGCAACGTCGCCCAGGCAGAAACCCCTCAACTGGACTTTGGAGTGACTGACGATGAGTGAGGTCATCAACCTGCAGGCGCTACTGCGCCGCTTGGACGAACACGCCTACGACCAGCTCTGCGCAGAAGTCGCGCGCCTCGCCGAAGAAAACGAACACCTGCGCACTGAGCTGACCCGCATGGAGGAATGTGCCGAAGGGTGGTGCAACGAGGCCCAGCGTCTCCACCAGCAACTGGCGGAGGCCACCGGTGGCCAGGCCGCTATCACCCAATCCGGCGCACTGGTCGTCATCCCGATGGAGCGCTGCGCATGAGTGCTGAAAAGTACCGCTCCGAGCAGGTCCAGCGCGCTCTGCGGGTCATGTTGGCCCTGGGGGCCAACGATTTCCGAGGGCTGCTGTTGAAGGAGGTAGCCATCGCCGCCGAGTGCGATGCGAGTACCGCGCTGCGCGCCCTGGAGAACCTGCGCATTGCCGGGCTGGCTGACCGCAGCCCACATGACGACAAGCGCTGGCTGCTCGGACCCCGCCTGGTCCAGCTGGCCTTTGGCTTCGACGAAGCCCTGCGCCGCGGCCAGGACGAACTCAACGAGCGTCGCCAACGCTACACCCGCCTTCCGAACTAAGGAAATCCCATGGCCCGCAAAGCATCTACCCCGAAAATTGACCCCATGCCGGAGATCAATCAGGAGGCATTCCAGGAGGACGTGAACGCAGTCGGTGTCCTGGGCGCCATTGCCCAGGGAATGCATGAGGAGCGCGACCTGGTCAACCAACTGCTCGGCCAGGTGCAGATGGCAGATTCATTTGCCAAGTTTTCCGCGACGGTCGCGGTTTCCAAAATGGCGCATGTCAAAGAAAACAAGCTCTACAGGGCTCTCAAAGGCCAAAAAAACCGCGACGGTCGCGGTTTTAGCGGTACCTGGGAAGAATTTTGCGAACTTCTCGGCACATCAGCGCCCAAGGTCAATGAAGACATCTCCAACCTCCGGCAGTTCGGCGAAGAAGCCCTGGAGTCCATGTCCCGCATGGGCATCGGCTACCGCGAGCTGCGCCAGTGGCGAAAGCTGCCCGATGACGCCCGTAGCGCCCTGATCGAAGCCTCGAAGCAGGGTAATAAGGAAGCGGTCGAGTACCTGGCCGAGGAGCTGATCGCCACCCACACCAAGGAAAAGGCTGCCCTGGAGAAGCAGGTAGAGGATCTGCGGGCGGATAACGAAGCCCTGGGCGAGCGCATGGCGCGCAAGTCCCGCGAGCTGGACGAAACCGTCCACGAACTGGAAAAGACCAAGCGGCGCATCCAAACCATGAAGGCGGACGAGGCCGAGAAAGAGTTGCGCCAGGAAGCAACGGCGATCGCCTTCGAGGCCGAGGCGGACATCAGCGGCAAGCTGCGCGAAGCCTTCTCCATCATGGTCAGCCACGCCGAGAAGACCGGTACCGACCACCGCACCTTCCAGGCCGGTCTGGTGCGCCACCTCGAAAAACTGCTCCTGCAGATTCGTGAAGAGTTCCAGCTGCCCGATGGCGAAACGCCTGAAGATATCAGCGAATTCGGCTGGATCGAGCACATGGGCAAGTCCCAGCCTGCAGGCGTGGCTGAGGACTGAGCCATGAGCGCCGTCATTACTCAAGCCCTGGTCGATCTGGAGCGCGCCCTTCGCGCCGCCCCACGCGGGCAGCGCGTAGAGATCGCCCAGTCGACGGCCCAGCGGCTCGACATGTCACTCGCCACGCTTTACCGCAAGCTGAAGGAAGTCACCGCAGACACCAAGCCCCGCAAACGCCGGAGTGACGCCGGCACCAGTGCCCTGAGCCGGGAAGATGCCCTGACCATCAGTAGCGCGCTGATGGAGAGTGCGCGCCGCAACGAAAAGCGCCTGTATAGCCTGGAGGATGCGGTGGAAGCGCTGCGGGCCAGCAGGATGATCCATGCGGACGTCATCGACGAGGACACGGGCGAGATCCGCCCACTGTCCATCAGCGCTATCTCCAGGGCGCTTTACAGCTACGGGGTTCACCCCGAGCAGTTGCTCCAGCCTGCACCGGTGAGCGAGTTGAGAAGCCGTCACCCGAACCACGTTTGGCAGATCGATGCCTCGCTGTGCGTCCTTTATTACCTCAAGCCCGGCGCCGACGAGCACGGCAACGGCCTGCGCGTCATGGAGCATGACCAGTTCTATAAGAACAAGCCGAAGAACGTGGCCCGCATCGCCTCCAACCGGGTCTGGTCGTACGAGATCACCGAGCACGCCAGCGATTGGATCTACGTGAAGTACGTCATGGGCGCCGAGAGCGGCGAGAACCTGTGTGATGTGCTGATCGACGCCATGCAGGAGCGCGGTGGCAACGACATTCTGCATGGCGTGCCGCAGATTCTGATGATGGACCCAGGTTCTGCCAACACTTCGGCCATGGCCCGGAACCTTTGCCGTGCGCTGCGCATCCGCGTCATCGTCCACAAGCCCGGTGCCGCGCGGGTGACTGGCCAGGTGGAGAACGCCCGGAACCTCATCGAGCGCAAGTTCGAGGCGGGACTGCGCTTCCAGCCTGTCGCCGATCTGGACGAACTGAACGCTGCCGCCAAGACCTGGCGCGCGTGGTTCAACGCCGCGAAGAAGCACTCCCGCCATGGGATGACCCGCTCGGAGGCCTGGATGCGCATCCGTGAGCACCAGTTGGTGAAAGCGCCCAGCGTCGAAGTATGCCGCCAGTTGGCAATCGCCGAGCCGGAGAGCCGCAAGGTCACTAGCAAGCTGCGCGTCAGCTTCCAGGGAACCGAATACGACGTCTCGGTCGTACCTGGCGTGATGAACGGCGAGAAGCTGATGATCACCCGCAACCCCTGGCAAAGCGATGCCGCCCAGGCGATCACTTTCGACCAGGACGGCCATGAAGTCTTCCACGTCATTCCGAGGATCGAGAAGGACAACTTCGGCTTCGACGTGCGCGCCCCCATGATCGGCGAGGAGTTCCGGCCGCATGCGGAGACGCCTGCACAGAAGGCTCGCAAGGAAGCGGCCCGCCTAGCCATGGGCGTCGATACCGATGCCGAAGAGCAGGCCGCACGCAAGGCCAAGGCCATTCCGTTCGGCGGGAGGCTCAAGCCCTACCAGCACATCGAAGACGCTCAGTTGCCGACCTTCATGCCACGCAAGGGCAGCGAGCTGCAGCTCGACGTGACGTTGCCCACCGTCGAGAGCAAGCCACTGAGCCACCCGGCAGCCGCCAAGATCCTCCGAGCGCGGCTGGATGGCGTCTGGAGTCCCGAGTCGATGCTCTGGCTCAAGTCCAACTACCCCGACGGAGTACTGGAGGACCAGCTCGACAGCATCGTTGAGCAGTTGCAGGCGGCGTCCAGCCGGCCCGCGCTGCGCGTTGTGGGAGGTAACTCGTAATGCTGAAGCTCAAGGAAGTCCTGGCCAGCCTCGGCAAGCCGCAGACCGATCTGGCCCGTGCGGTCGATCTCAGTCCGGCGGCGATCGCTCAACTGATCAACCACAGCCAGTGGCCGAAATCGCTGGACCAGCAGCAACTGGCCTGGCGGATCACCGAATACCTGATGGCTCAGGGCGCGCAGTTCGACACCGTGCGCCAGGCCTTCGACGAAGTGGGGCCCCGACGCAGCAACGTCGGGGCCCCTGCAACCCCCGAAGACGCTCAAGAAAACGAGGAGTGCGAACCCATGCTAATGCGCAAACAGGTATTGCTGCCAGCCACGAAGAAGGCTTTCGACATCCGTCGCGACCCCTTCGACGAACTGCACAGCGCCGACGACATCTTCATCAACGCTGATATCCGCTATGTACGCGAGGCGATGCACCAGGTCGCTATGCACGATGGTTTCCTGGCAGTGATCGGCGAGTCAGGGGCGGGCAAGTCCACCTTGCGCCGAGATCTGGAGCATCGACTGGAAGGCAGCCCGGTGACGGTCATTCAGCCATACGTGCTGGGGATGGAAGACAACGACACCAAGGGCAAGCCCCTCAAGAGCGAGCATATCGCCGAGGCCATCCTGGCGGAGATCGCGCCAGACCAAACGCCGCGGAACAGCTCGCAGGCCCGCTGGGCACAACTGCACAAGGCTCTGAAGGCCAGCCACACCGCAGGCTCGCGCCACCTGCTGATCATCGAGGAGGCACACAGCCTATCGACCCCGACGATCAAGCACCTCAAGCGCTACCGCGAACTCGAACTGGGCTACACGAAGCTGGTGTCGATCATCCTGATCGGTCAGCCCGAACTGCTCATCAAGTTGTCGCCGCGCAACGGCGAAGTCCGTGAGGTGGCCCAGCGCATCGAGATCGTCGAGTTACCGCCGCTCACGGTCGGCGGGCTGGAACAGCACCTGGCGTTTCGTTTCGAGCGGGTTGGCAAGGCACTGAGCGATGTGATCGATGCATCCGGCCTGCAGGCCGTCATCGAGAGGCTGGGGGGCGTCAAGGAAAACAAGCCCAGCCTGCTCTATCCGCTGGCCATCGGCAACCTGGTGAAGGCCGCTATGAACTATGCCGCGCTCGTCGGCGAGCCGCGCGTCACTGCTGACGTGGTTCGGGAGGCCTGACATGAACGTCGTACCGATCACTGGCCGCATCCCTGAAGAGCAGCCGAAAGCTACCCATCTGCCGCTCTGCACCGTGCTGACGCCGGAGCTAGCCCGTTGCCTGGAAGCCGTCAACAGCGCCACCCGCGCCTTGCGCCAGGCCGGCATTCCGATTGAGCAGACGTCGTTACTCGATCGCCGCCTGTTCATCTGCGAAGAGGATTCGCTGCGGCTGCACCGCCGCTTCCGCAACGCCATCCGCGGCATTCGACAGACCACTCGCGGGATGGTCACCGTCCATGTCGTCAGCCTGCTCGGTGTTGACGTGGCCTGGACGACCCTGGTGAAGGAGCAAGACCAATGACCGTCATCACCCATGCCTACACCCCGCTGATGGATGTTGACGCCATGAGCGAGCAGGACTGCCGGGAAGCCCTGAAGGACGTTTTGCGCGATGGTTTCGCGAAGGACCAAGAGCTAGTGGAGCTGAAGACCATCAGCCACAAGCTGGACAGCATGTTGGTCAAACTCATCGACCTCTTCATCGCAGGCCACTTCTCCAAGCTGCATGCGGAGTTGCAGTGCATGGCGGTCTACCTGCAGGAGCGGCGCGCTCAGCAATCAGCAAGGAGGGCGCACTGATGAACAATGGCGCCACGCAAAGCCTATGCGGCCTCAGCTTGAGCCCCTTCGCTCGGGACGTACTGATAGAACGGCAGCGACAGATCCTCCAGGAAGGCTTCAGCCCCAACCATGACGCCGAGCACCGGGGCGGTGAACTGGCGCTGGCCGCTACCTGCTACGCCGACGAAGCCGTTACGCAGATCTGCCAGCCAGAGCGAGAGCCGTGCCTGACGCAACTGGTGCCGGGCTGGTGGCCGTTCGAGCCATCCTGGTGGAAACCCAGCCTGGACGCTCGAAAGAACCTAGTGAAGGCCACGGCGCTGCTCCTCGCACAGGGTGACGCGATCGACCTGCAGATTGATATCGAGCTGGAGGGTCGTCCCCATGGCTGATGTTTTGGAGATCGACTGCTCCGAGTGCAGCACGCCGTACCCCGAAATCACCGCGCGCTCTGCAGCTCATGACCCGAGCCTGATCGACCTGGTGATCACCTGCAGCAACTGCGGACACATCCTGAATGCGTTCGTCTCCCTGGCTGAGATGAGCGTTGTACCGAATCCCGAAGAGGAAACCTCCCATGGCTGAACAAGCAGTGCATGTTCCCGCCGGGTACCGCATGGACGCCAAGGGGCGCCTGGTACCTGAAGAAATGATCAAGCCCATTGACCTGGAGCGCGACCGCCTTGTGCAGGAGATCGTTGCCAAGGGGAAGGTTCTGAACAAGGCGTTGCTGGATTTCAAACTGGCCACATTCGGCGATATCGAAGCCTTCATCACCCTGTCGGCCGAGCAGTACCAGGCGAAGGTAGGAGGCAAGAAGGGCAACGCCTCTCTGGTCAGCTTCGACGGTCGCTACAAGGTCATTCGGGCCATGGCCGACAACATCGCCTTCGACGAGCGCCTGCAGGCGGCCAAGGCGCTGATCGACGAGTGCCTCCACGAATGGACGGAAGGTGCTCGCGCGGAGGTCATCACGCTGATCAACGATGCGTTCCGCGTGGACCAAGCTGGGAACATCCGTACCGGCAGCGTGCTTGCCCTGCGCCGCCTGCAGATCGATGACGAACGTTGGCAGCGTGCAATGCAGGCCATCGGCGAGGCTGTCCAGGTCGTGAGCACCAAGGCGTACGTGCGTATCCAGGAGCGGGTCGGGGACACCGACCAGTACCGCTCCATTCCTCTTGATATCGCGGGGGTGTGACATGGACCAGGACCGTATCCTCGACAAGATCAAGAAGTGCCTGGAAATGGCCAAGGGGCGGGGTTCGAATCCGAACGAGGCCGAGATCGCACTGCGTCATGCCCACAAACTGATGGAAGCCTACAACCTGGAGATGGGCGACGTGCTGGCCAGCATGGCTGGCGAAGCCAAGGTTCCCGCTGGCTCGGATGGAAAACCGCCGGCCTGGCGGGTGGGCCTCGCTCAAGTGTGCTGCCATGCCTTCGGCACACACCTGATCATCTGTACCTCCTATTTCGAAAGCGCTTCATTCCTATTCGTCGGCTGCGCGGCAGCGCCGGAACTGACTGGCTACGCCTACCAGGTGCTGGAACGACAGCTGCAGAAGGCGCGCAAGGACTTCCTGAGCACACAGAAACGCTGCAAACGGTCCACCAAGGTGGCCCGTGGAGATGCCTTCGCGCATGGGTGGATCATGGCCGTGTACGCCAAGGTCGACCAGTTCGCGGGCGTCGACGACAACATCGCAGACGCGATTCAGGCGTACATGGCGAAGCATCACGCTGACGTCGGCAAGTTCGAGATGAAGCGCCGCAAGCTCAAGGCACGTGACGAAGTGGCCAGTGAAGCGGGGTATGCAGCGGGCAAGCGCGCGCGGCTGCACCAGGGGATCGGGCACCAGGCCGTGGCTCGGCTTACTCAGGGGGTGTGAGATGTCGCAAGCCAATCCGTTCATCCGTCCTGACAAGGACTACGGTGCAGTGAGTGCTGATGATCGCCTGCGCGCTCTGGACAGCTTCAATCTAGAGCAATGCCGTGCTGCGCTCTCGGTACCCGGTCTGCAGAAGACCGTCGAGAAGAAACTGCACAGCCGCATTCGACAGCTCAACAAGGAGGCCAGGTGATGGAGCGCTACCACTCAACGGCCGGCGATCCACCTCGGCGTGATGCTGACGTAAAGCGGCAGGAGGCCCAGGAGCTGGACGAACTGGTTCAGCAGTTCTTGGCCGGCGGCGGGCAGATCGAGAAAGTCGGGTACAAGATGCGCGAGCTGCCGGACACTTTCGTCATCAATCCCATGAAGACGCCGGTATACAACGGAGCCCTGGCCGAGAATTCGTCGCTCAAAGCGAAGCCTGCCGCGCCATGTACGCAATCCAAGACCGAGCCCCAACGCTCACCAGCGCCCGTGCCGGCTTTGCAGCCGGCTCCTGGCGTGAACCCGAAGGTCTGGTTGAGCCGGATGATCGCCGCCCAGGCGCTGCTGGCCGCGCAGACGGCCAGGCTCGCTCGCGAACTGGGCGTCAGCGATGCTGAGCTGCGCCGGCTGGGTCGTCGGCATGGCATGGAGGTGTTCCATGGCACTCGCTAGGGGACTGCTCAGCAAGATCCACATCGCTCGTCAGCAGCTCGGCCTGCAGGACGATGTCTATCGGCAGAAGCTGCAGGCGATGTTCGGCAAGGGGTCGGCGCGGGATCTGAGCCTGCGCCAGGCCGAGCAGTTGCTGACGGAGTTCAAGCGCCTGGGCTGGCAACCACAGCCCAGCAAGCGAGCAGCCGGCAAGCCGCATAACTTCAGCCAGCTACCCGCCGAGGTCCAGGTCATCGAGGCGCAGTTGGCTGAGATGAGGCTGCCCTGGAGTTACGCCGACAAGATCGCCAAGCAGATGTTCGGCGTGGCCAAGGTCGCCTGGCTGAAGAAGCCAGATCAGCTCACGGCAATCCTGGCAGCGCTGCACGTCGAGCAGGAGAAACGGTACCTCCTCGCTGAAGTGGATCGGCTCTGCCAGGGCCTGGGCATTGAGCATCCAGAACAGGCAGCCGGCTTGGAACAGTTGCCGAAAGGATGGCGGCGGCAGCGTCCAATCCTCAAGGCCCTGGTGGAAACGCTCCAGGCGGCCGCAGATAGCAAGCGGAGGTAATAATGAAGGAGATCCGTTCGCAGCAGATCCGCCGCCGGAACAACATGCTCAGCGAGCTGGCCGAACTGATCGTCGAAGCGTTCGTGCGCAACGGGATTCCTCGGGAGAAGGCGGTGCCCGAGTCGGAGGAGGTGGCGTTCCAGCTGCATCGGCGCTGGGCCGGTTTGACATTTGTTTTCCCGGTCAAGGATGACCTGGCTCGCAAGCGTCTGGAGTTGCACATCCTGCAGCGCTACGATGGATCGAACGCCGACAAGCTGGTCCAGGAGTTCGGAATTTCAGAAGGGCTGATCTACGAAATCGTCAGGAAGCACCGCAGGCAGCGAAAGGATCAGATGACGCTTTTTGACCCGGCCGAATGA